TTAAAACATTTATTGCACGTGGTAATAGTTTTGCAGCAAAAGAAGGCGAGCATGATGATTTGGTAATGGCACTTGTGCTTATTGTTCGCATGGCATTAGAAATAACAAAATATGAAGAAGATGCATTTGAATACTTGGGAACAAGTGACGATGACGACTATGATGAACCAATGCCAATGAGCTTTTTATGAGCAAATAGCATAAATAGTTATAACAACAAGGAAAACTACAGTGGAACAACTTGCAAGTGAAATATTCGCTATTCTAAAGGGTGCTAATTACAAGCTACGTCTGTTTACAGCAGATGGTTTGAAAACAATGGACCCAGAAGAAGCAACACGTTTCTATGCTTACGATCAGGATTTGATGGTATCAATACGTCAAGATGAAGCAAGAACAGAAGTAGTAGTCCAGGCTGGTGAGGGATACAATATTCCACGTAACTCAAAGTTACTTGGCGCAATTAAAGCCACAGCCCATAGAAATTTAGGTGAATATACAGTGAGAAAATTTGATAAAGCAATAGCCCCAAAAGACTTCGCACACCAGAGTGTAGTTGAAAGCGCATTTGGCAAAGCGTATGGTAGTATCAAAACAAGCTACGTAATGAGTCCACATGCTAAACTAATTATTAAGCATAGCAAAGGTGTTGACGAGAGCGTTAAAGGTTCACGTAGCCGTAATATTCACAGCTTGTTCATTGAAAGCGAACAAGGCGAGAAATTTGCGTTTCCATTCAAATACATGAGTGGCGCAAAAGCAATGACGATGCACGTCAGCGAAGGCGGTACACCATATGACGAAAAGGGCAAAGCGATCCTGGCAGTCTGTGAAGAAATCGCAGATCTAACCAAGTTTGTAAAGCATACACGTGCCAACAAACTTGTCAACGAAGGTAACGAGGACATTGTTGAAACAATTCGTAGTAGAATTGCAGAAAACAAGGCACTTGTTAAATCTCTGTCAACAAAAAGAGGTTATAACAACTTCCAGGTATCAGAAAATATCCAGGAAGAACAAATTGATGTTGACATTACAGAACAATTCCTATATGATACATTTACCGCAGAAGAAATGCAAAGAATCGTAAGCCGCGTAAATCGCATCGTATCAGAAGCAGGAAAGAGAGACAACATGCAGCAAGAACTTATTGGTAAACTATACGGTATTATCCAAAGCGGAAATCTGGGGATGTCACACGTTGACAGAAATGACCCAGAGAACCCAAACAACGAAAATCCAGCAAAATATAGCGGTCCACAGGGTGCTTACGCAAAACTTGCTAGCATGTTGTCATTCATTGCTAAACGTACAACTAATGACGAACTATCAAATGTACTAGGCGAACTAAGTGAGCGTGTTTTTAATCTAGACAAAGCATCACTAAACGTACTAGCAAAGTTCGTTATGTTTGCACTAAAGCCAAAGGCAGCGCCAGCGGCAGCAACTGAATCTGCTCTAGACGAGAGTGTATTGTTCTCACTACGCAAAAAGATTTCCTAATAGGTGATCTAAAAACTGCTTGACAGTGAGCAGTAATTGTAATACACTGTAAAGGCTAACATAGGCAATCGCGAACATTAGTTTGCAAAATTATATACTAACATAGGCTAATAAAGGAAAAACACTATGGCATCACTAGCAGAAATCCGTGCGAAATTACTCGCACAAGAAACACGCCAAACTGGCACACGTGCAACAGGCACTGGCGACAACGCAATTTTCGCACACTGGAATATCAAAGAAGGCGAAACTGCAACACTACGCTTCCTCCCAGACGCAGATGAATCAAATACGTTCTTTTGGAAAGAACGTCAGATGATGCGTTTTGAATTCCCAGGCGTTAAAGGTGGGGATGAACACAAACCTGTAACAGTACAGGTTCCATGTATTGAAATGTGGAATGAAACATGCCCAGTACATGCTGAAATCCGTCCGTGGTTTAAAGATTCTTCAATGGAAGACCTTGCACGTAAGTACTGGAAGAAAAAATCATACATCTTCCAAGGCTTCGTAACTGATAACCCAACAGACGAAGAAAATCCAGAAAATCCAATCCGTCGTTTTGTAATCAGCCCACAGATCTTTAAGATCATCAGTGCTGCACTAATGGATCCTGATTTCCCAGAAATCCCAACCGATTATGAAAACGGCACTGACTTTAAAGTAGCCAAAGGCAGCAAAGGCGGCTATGCAGACTATGGTACATCAAACTGGGCTCGTCGTGAGCGTAGTCTAAACCAAACTGAACGTGATGCAATCGCACAGTATGGCTTGTTCAACTTGAACGACTATCTTCCAAAGAAACCAAATGCTGAAGAACTAAACGCTATCTTTGAAATGTTCGAAGCAAGTGTTGATGGTCAGCTTTACGACCCAGAGCGTTTTGCTAACTACTACCGTCCATACGGTGTAGAGGCACCATCGACTGGGGCTCGCACAACACCTGCGGCAGCAGCACCACGCCCAGCGGCCCCTGCGCCAGCGCCACGCCCTGCTCCTGCTCCAGCAGCAGATTACGATGACGAAATCCCATTTAAATCAAATGAGGAAGTAGCACGTGAGTCAGCACCAGCAGCATCAGGCGATGCAAAACCAAGCGCACAGGACATCCTTGCGATGATTCGCAACCGTAAAGAATGATGAATAAGAATAAATCACAGGATGGCGCCATCCTGTGTAATTTACTACCAAGTTGTATTAAGCTAGGATTAATAGGCAACATTACTATTGATAAAATATTAAAAATATATTATAATGGAGATCTTGAGAATAGATTATTACAATACACTGAAGGCAATAAATTAAAAACATCTTCACAAAATTATATAGAAATAACGGATGAAGATTTTTTTGAAAAATATAGTCAAAGTATCGTAAAACAAAAAGAAATATCAAGATTACTACCATATAATAATATTTTAGAATATGATAATCTAAGGGTTGCCTCAATGAAACCCAATTGTATCTTACCAGAACATATAGATGATACAAAAACTTATAGATTTATTATAATGCTGAAAGGTAGACATATATTTAGATCAGAGGGTACGTCTGTAGAAATGAAAGCAAGAGATGTCTGGTTTATTAACCCAGCGAAAAGACACGCTATAGAAAATTCTTTCCTGGAAGAAAGAGTAGCATTGCTGGGATCTTTTGAGATCTCAAATAACACAACCGAATACTTACTACGTAAAGCACAGAAAATGGAGAAATATTATGGCTAATAAGCATCTAAGCAAACTGGCTACAGTTGATGAAGATTTTAACGTAGCACAGGCAGACAATGGATTTGTTGTATCCGTCAATGGGCGTGATAGAAATGAAAATTGGAAATCTGCAAAGATCTTGTGCAGCTCACTAGAGGAACTAACTGCACTTATCAAAGACATTACTGAGATGGAGCGTTCATAAACATGGCGCGACCATTTGACATTAGTAAATTCCGCAAGAGTATTACTAAGTCAGTGCCAGGCTTGAGTGTAGGGTTTAACGATCCAGACACTTGGGTAAGCACAGGCAATTATACTCTTAACAAACTTATCAGCGGTGACTTCAATAAAGGTATTCCTCTTGGCAAAGTAACAGTGTTTGCGGGAGAATCAGGTGCGGGTAAATCATACATTGCATCAGGTAATCTAGTAAGACACGCACAAGAACAGGGCATTTTTGTTGTTCTTATTGACAGTGAAAACGCACTAGACGAAAAGTGGCTACACGCACTGAATGTAGATACAAGTGAAGATAAGCTACTTAAACTAAACTTGGCAATGATCGACGATGTTGCTAAAGTTGTCAGTGACTTCATGAAAGACTACAAATCAGAGTATGCTGATAAAGACAAAGCAGATCGTCCTAAAATCCTTTTTGTAGTTGACAGTCTTGGAATGTTGCTAACACCCACAGACGTAGATCAATTCCAGAAAGGTGACATGAAGGGCGACATGGGCCGCAAACCCAAGGCACTTACATCGCTTGTTCGTAATACTGTAAACATGTTAGGCGAATACAATGTAGGTTTTGTTGCAACTAACCATACGTATGCAAGTCAAGACATGTTTGATCCAGATGATAAAATCTCAGGTGGACAAGGCTTTATCTATGCATCAAGTATTGTATTAGCAATGCGTAAACTAAAGCTAAAAACAGACTCGGATGGCAACAAAACATCACAAGTTCACGGCATTCGTGCAGCGTGTAAAGTAATGAAAACACGTTATGCGAAACCATTTGAAAGTGTGCAAGTTGAAATTCCGTATGAAACTGGTATGAGCCCATACAGCGGACTAGTTGATTTCTTTGAAGCAAAAGGTGTGTTAACAAAAACTGGTAATAGGCTACAGTACATTAGTCCAGTTACTGGTGAAGTTATTGCTAAATTCCGCAAAGCATGGGAAAAGAACGAGGACGACCATTTGGACCTTATCATGGCTGAATGGGATCAACTGCCAGACGAGATTAAGGATTCTGGCGGTTCACTGGAACAAGAAGAAATTGACTTAATTGTGGAGAATTCTAATGAAGCTGAATGACACTGATCTAGAAGCATTGATTTCAATCTATAGTGCAGCAAAACCACTTATTCCTGAAAAGGAACGTCTACACTGGGCGGAAGTGTTTCTTGACAGACTTGACGACTATGGCATTGACCTTCGTGCAAACAGCGAAGAAATTGTTGATGCATGTAATTATCTTGACAAAGCACTTGATATGTTGTTAAGTGAACATGATGAAGAATCATGGGAAACTGAAGACGAAGAAGATTGGGATTAAATGAGTTCATGGTATCGTAAAGTTACTGCTAACATGGGGGAGATCGTTAACGCGATCTCCCACTTTGAACAGCAACTAGCTGAAGCAAAATTTGAATGTTCAATGAAGGGCAACCTTGAAAAACAAAGTCGTGATATGCCTGGTATTGTTGAACATCGTTTCAATCAGTTGCAGGAAGTAGAAGCGATACTTGAACATTTAAACACCGAAATGCGTAAACTTCGCAGTCAGAAGTTTCGCAAGTTTTTAGAAGCATACAACAAAGCACTTAGTAGCCGTGACGCAGAACGTTATGTAGACGGTGAACAAGAGGTTGTTGATATGCAGTATTTGATTAACGATTTTAGCCTTGTGCGTAACAAGTTTATTGGACTTATTAAAGCACTAGAAGCCAAGCAGTTTCAAATCAATAACATTGTAAAACTACGAGCTGCTGGTTTAGAAGACATTAGTTTGTAACCTTTGTGACATTTGGTTACCCCAACTGCCTCCTACGGGAGGCATTTTTTTTCTTGACAAGACGCTTTGGTTATAGCATAATGAGTGTATGATTAGGACAGGACCTGTCACAGGGGCCAATATAGGACATATAGAGATGACTAAACAAGAACTACTAAACGCTGTTGCTGAATACAATCCCGTTCAAACACTTGCGATTGCGCTAAGTGTATACGACAAGCATGGATTTGTCCGCAGCGGCGAAGGCTATAATGTATACGACAGTGAAGGCAACTACACTCACACTGTAGAAGATACCAAAACTCAAGTTATGAACGCAATGAAAGCAGGTGAGCAACCATCCGCTGAATACCTTGCGCAGGCAGAACAAGTTAAAGAGAAGTTTGAAGCCAAGTTCATGATGAAGAAGTTTGGCAACGGACTCACTGATTTTGAGAACAACGTTGCTAAAGCATTTGCTGCTGGCAACAGTCTCACCAGCTTCCAAGTTGCTATTATCGCTAGTATCCCCAACATGAACAAGATTGACGAAAAGCGCAAAATGGTCGAGGATCGTATTGATGAACTACGACTCAAAAGCAAATATTTTGGACAAGTGCGGCATCGTTACGATTTGGAAGTTGAAGTACTGGATTGTAAATATATCCAGAACAGCGGCGTATACATGATTACCACCATCCACGCTAATAAAGACATCGTCAAATTCTGGTGGAGAGATCAGCCTGACATCAGTGATATTATTGAGGGCAAAACCATCCGTATACGCGGCACAGTTAACCGTCACGAGCATGGCAAATTTAACCTAGCTGAAGAAACCATGTTTAACCGTGTAAAAATCCTCCCTTAATTGAAAAAAGTTGTTGACAACCAAGACACTTTACTGTATCGTGTAAGAGTAAGTTAACAGAGAACATAGGAAAACGAGATGGCTAAGATGGCTTTCAAAACGGAACGTAAGACCCGCACCCCCCGCAAAACTGCCGCTACCAAAGTTATGGAAGTGGATAACACTGTTGTAGAGTCCACTGAAACGGATGCAGAGATTGTAGAACGTCTGCGTGAGCGTTTTGAGATCCTGGACACTATGACCCAGATGACCATTGATGGCGTTGTTAAGGGCATGGTTGTTACTGGCCCTCCGGGCGTAGGCAAGAGCTTTGGCGTTGAGGCTGTGCTGGAAAAGAACAGCATTTTCGACAAGCTCGCAGGCAACCGTCTCAAGTTTGGTGTTGAGAAAGGTGCTGCATCTGCTATTGGTTTGTATAAGTTGCTTTACAACTATGCAGACCGCGGTCACGTGCTGGTGCTTGATGACTGCGACAGTGTGCTTTACGACGAGACTTCGCTGAACCTGCTGAAGGCTGCACTGGACAGCAGCAAGAAGCGCCGTATTAGCTGGAACACTGACAGCGCCCTGTTGCGCCGTGAAGGTATCCCTGATAGCTTTGAGTTTAAGGGCGCTGTAATCTTTATTACCAACCTCAAGTTTGACAAGGTGCGTGGTAAGATCAAAGATCACTTGGATGCTATTATGTCACGCTGCCACTATCTGGACCTGACTATGGACACGCCGCGTGAAAAGATCCTGCGCTGCCGCCAGATTGTTGCAGATGGTATGCTCAACGAGTATGACTTCACCAAGGAGCAGGAAACGGAGATTGTAGACTTTATCTCCAACAACCAGCACCGTATGCGCGAAGTTAGCCTGCGTATGGTTACCAAGGTTGCTGACCTGCGCAAGAGCATGAGCGACAAGTGGGAGCGTATGGCGGAATGCACTTGCATGGTGCGCCGCTAACACTACAAGTTACCCCAACTAGACCCCCCTTACGGGGGGTTTTTTTGTTAAATAAGATATGGCAACTTTTAATAGAAATCTGACGTTAGTATATCCGCCGGGCGCTGGTGGAGAATTTCTGGGCTGGGCAATAAGTACCTTTCCTGGATTCAATCAGGTAACACTGTGTGGAGTTTCAAAGAATAACAAATGGTCGTGGGACCCAGCAGTGCATGG